TTGAAGCGCCGTCATAGTCAGCGGCTGAAAGGCCACGACGAGTCAGCATAGTCTTGACACCGCGAGCAGTCTTGCCGATTGCTTCCGCGATCTCTTCAACAGTCATTCCAGACACATCACCGAGGTCTGCCAAAGGATCTTCTTTGGCTCCACCCTTGGTGTGCTCTTGACGAGGAATAGCGTCGATTTCACCTGAACGAAGCAGGCTGAGAGCCTTACCACGTACAGAGTTTACAGAGCGATCAAGAGCTTCTGCAATAGCTTCAACGAACGCACCATCATTTACCATAGAGATAAACTTAGACTCCTCTTCGGGAGAGTAGGTACGAACAGTCTCAACCTTGGGAGCAGGCTTGACATGATCGGTCAATTCCATAGACAAAATCTTGCCTTGGATAGACTTAGCGGAGAAAGCTCCGCCTTCAAAATGCTCAGCAATTTGAGCATAGGTGTACTCACCGCTGTTGTCAGAGACAAAAGCAGCAAGAGTTGCTTCTTGATCTGCGCTAAAAGCGCGGTTTGATCGAGAAGAAGCCAGTTCTACTTCAAAGCCCATTTTACGGAGCTTGCTAGAAACAGAACGGGTAGAAGTGCCAAGCTCATCTGCTGCTTCTGCAACAGTGTCTTGGGAGACAGGGCTTTCGCTACCTACGAAAGCTGTCAGTTGAGCGGTACGCTCATCAGTCCACTTAGGAAGTGCCATATTAGTGTTCTCCTAGAAATTCTTTTAGGTTGGTTACAATATTTACGCCAGAATCTCTGGCCTGTTTAGTTTTTGCGGATTCTATACCACTTTCATTTACAAGAATCGTTACGTCTTTAGTCAAACTAGACTTTACTTCATAGCCCAGGCTTGACAAAGTTTCAGTCGCATCAGCTTTTGTTTTGAAACTCTTCAATCGTCCACTAATACAAACTACTCCTTTTCTCTCTACTTTCTGTTCGGTAACGAACTTAAAGTCAAACGGCAAACATCCGTCGTAAAAAGCATAAAAATCTTTTGAGAGCCAAGACATAAGATTCTCGGTAGCTTTTGGGCCTAATCCGGCACGCTTACAAGTGTCTGCGTTAATTTCAGTAATATTTTCAACAGTCTCAGACAGCTTCTTCGTTGCCGTGTTTCCGATTAATGGAATACCAAAAGCGGGCAACACTAAATTAAGAGGAGCAGACTTAGAGTTATCTATCTCCTTCTTTAATTTGATTGCAATTTTTTCTGAGTTAAGTGCAGACGTAATATAATCTACATCAAGCTCATATAACTGGTCGAAATCTTGAATATCAAGTTTTTCGATAGCAGCAGGGCCTAAGCCCTTAATTTTCAGAGTTTTAGCAAAATGCTCGATTTTCTTTTGCTTTTGGGCACCGCAAACGGTACTCTTGCAGTAGAGAAGTTGATTTATCCACTGAAGATTAGACCCACAGGATGGGCAATCTGATGGAGGCACAATCTCACGCAGCATTTAGTTTCTCCGAAAAAGTAAAATATATTATACGAAAAGTTGAGGTAAAAGTCAAGAATTATTTTTCTTTTGGTCTACACGTCGTAAAATTCGAGGTATAATTTCCCCACTTCGAATAACCTCTACTCTACAGCCTATTTCTAGCTCCAAGCTGCGAATGTACTCGATGTTGTGTAAAGTAGCCCTGCTCACAATAGCTCCTTCCACTTCGACTGGACTAAGAATGGCGACCGGGCTGACTACACCCGATTTACCAACTTGCCACACAACATCGAGCAATTCTGTATGTACACCCTCTTTCTGCTCTTTGAGAGCGAAAGCACCGCGAGGATGGTGAGCTGTATGTCCCATCTTATTAAAGGCTTTTACATTATTAATACGATATACCCAACCATCCGTAGGATAGTTACTAGCATCGAAGGTATTAACAGTATTAAACCCTTGATCGGCTAATGCTTTTAATATAGTAGAGTACTGATCGTAGTCAAGACCAGACTTATGGATGTCATATGCGACAAAAACAAGGTTTTCCGCACGAGCTTCAAACTCTTTGATGTCTTTGAGGTTTAATGACCCCGAAGCTACATTTCTAGCATTAGTAACATTCGAAGGGCAAACTATCTCACCTGTAATCTGAATCTCTCCCCGTAGAGAGATAGTTGGAGGTACAAGTAAAGCAAGTTTGTCGGTAATATCTCGGCCAAGATTACCGTCCCCTCTAGTTAATCCAAGAGCAAACTGTTTATTTACATAAAGTAAAGATACAGCGGCTCCGTCTAACTTGGGAGTTTTAATATAGCCAGATATATTTCCAGCTTCAGTTATGTCGAAATATTTTTGAAGTGAGTACATACGATACAAGTGAGGCACCCCGTCTGTAACAACGTGCCCAACCTGATCGTAAGAATACTTTGCAACAAGACTATCAAACTCAGCGTCCGAAATAATAGGAGCGCCAGAGTAGTAAGCTAGACTCGCCTTTTCAAGAAAATCACGCATAGTATCTCCCAAATTTGAAAAGATATTATACTAAAAGTTTAGGAAAAAGTCAAGAACTATTTTAAGTAAAGGTTATTTATTAAGTCCTGGAACTGCTCCTCAATAATTTCCTTACTTTCAGCCAGAGAGAGTATCTCTGTGAGCCCTACGAATAGCTCTCTTGAATTGTGAAAATCTAGAGGCATTGCTACTCCTTCAGGGGTAGGTTTCCATTCTTCGTTAAAGTCCAGATAGTACTTACGAAGATGCAAATATTCTATACCTCTAAAACTACTTACTATTAGCCTGACTTGAACTTCTTTTTCTTCATCGTAATGTATGACTTTTTCATACATTTCTGGAGCTTCATGTAGTTCCATAGTTAGTCCTCATTCTGTAAAACTGAAGACAATGGTACTACACTAGTCACATTCGCAGGTTTTAATAAGCGATAGGAGTCCGTGTCCCAACAAAATAATAACAATGTTTCGTTAGACTCTTTTGCTCTATTTTTCTTCTCTCGTATATATGGTGTGGAAAAATCCAGGGTACATACATTATACTTTAGTTTGTTTGAGTTTTCACTCCTATAAGTAATAATTGCATCACCATACTCATTTACAATGTCTGCTAGTTCTTCTTTTTTCACAAATACTCCTTTGGTAGCAGGTCAGTAAAATTTTTTACTTTGCTGAACTCAAAGGTTCTTTCTTCAGATAGCAGAAAACCACTTCCCCGAAAGGAAGTGGTTATAGTAAAAACTTTTTTAGTTAGCGGTTACGTTACCGATAACACCAGCAAAGTATTGAGCTGCTTTGCCTGTCAGCTTTGAAATAACATCTTCGTCAACTTCTTGACCAGCATCAGTCAAGGCGGCAACCAGAGCGTCTTGAGCAGCTTGCTTGGATACACGCCCGCCTCCAGTGCTACCGGAGGGCTTAGTCCCACCAGTAGCGGGGCTCTTTTTTACATATACACCTGCTTTGGTAAGAATCATGCGAACACCGTTAGGTGACTCTTCTAGTTCTTCTGCGATTGACTTAACAATCTCCATGCTCGTTTCGGGGGTAGGATCTTGCTCTTCATACATTGCTACTGCTTGAGCTTTCTTATCGTCGTCCCATGCCATTCTACGTTTCCTCTTTTTGTTAGTTGAACCTGGACAAACGCCCAGACGGTTAAGTTGTTGCATATAAAATCGGTCAGACATAGCTTTTCTCAATTTTGAAAATATATTATACTTCAAAACAAAGCAAAATGTCAAGAACTATTTTTATAAACGTGAGAAGTCAACTCCATATTTTTCTAAATGTCGTAAACTTCCCAGATCGTATGCAAGAGCAATTGCTTTGAAACCGCCTGTTTCGATACCTGATACCCAGAATTCTTTATCTTGGTCTATATCTTCTCGAATCCAAATGGAATAGCACTTAGCTCCATACTTTTTTTCATAATTTGTATCTTTAAATCCTGGACGCTCTGCTTGATAGTCTACGGATATTTCGTACTCAATTTCTGCAGGGGCATGATGACGCGCCGACCAAACAATTTCACCTGGAGCAAACTCTTCGGCTACACACTCTTCTGGCAAGTATCCTACAGTAGACCGTTCTTCTTTAGATACGCCTCGACTAGGGATACCGACTCTTTCCACAATGGATTTGACGAAACCGGAAGATCGATATAAAGATTTTGCGATTGTTGCAATTGAATCCCCTGATAAGTAATCTCGAATGACTTCTGCGATTTCTTGTGGAGTTGCTCCCTTACCTCTATTTTGAGATTTTCGTAGTTGTACATAAGCGGCTCTCTCGTCAAAATCCTCTATTATTTTAGATAGTCTCGCCGTATTGTACGAAATGTTCAATATCGAACAAGCGTCTTTTTTTGTTATTGGCTTCGATCCGTCGGTAGGGTTCAACAGACTTTTTACTTTCTGAATATTCTCTGGCGACAGATTCTCGTATTCCTTCTTCTTTACCATTCTCTAGTCTCTCGATTTCTCTGTTTAGATACCATACTGCCTTTCGTAAATCTTCTACTTCATTCTGTTTAAGTCCTGCTCTCCAGATATACTTTAGAGCATTACCCAGGCAGAAGTTCATGTGCTCTGTAATTTGTATACACTCTACACCGCTTGGATGCGCAGTATAGTGCGGTGGTTTATTTACATTATCTACCATAATTACTCATCAGGATCGTAGTGACAATACCACGGTCCGCTGTCTGGTTCGCTGTACCACCAGTCCTCTTCTAATGCTTCAGGGCATCGTACAGGATCTCCATTACTATACCCATCTCCAATCAAATACTCACCACAGTTTGGACAAGTATCAGGAATCTTCCAATGTTCCATAAGTGCGTCGTGCATTTTTATTCCTCGTCAAACAAACTTTGTAGTTCTTCGTCTCGCTCAAGCCCTGCCAATTTATGAGCAATATGATACTCTTTACACACTGTTTCGAATGTGTCCCACATATTATCAAATTTAATTTCGTACAATTCCTTTATGGCAAAATACTTGTTCATAATGGCATCAGCCAGTTCAGGGTGCATAGACTCCCATTTAGAATCGTCTATAAAATACTTGGTTACTCTCTCAATGTCGTCAGTAACATTTGCAAATTGTAGCATTTCTTGTTCTAAATCAAAAATTGAGTTACTCATCATTTACCCCAAAATAACTTAATGTAATCTTAAACGCATCTATATGCTTGGCAATTTCAACCAAATCTTCATCTTTATCAGTAGAAAATATACCACAGGTATCGGTTTCTTCTTCGCGAGCTTTTAAATCATGCTCCATATCAGCAATTGTTTGCTTTAGGTTTTCTACAATTAAAAAATCTGCGGTATCAGAATTAATATCGATCTCAACTTTCATTTCGCTGTAATCCTCTTCTCGTAGTCTGCAAGATCATCGTCCCACCAACTGGGTTTTGGTCTGTGAGACCAAACGGCAAAAGTAGCCTTATCGAGATGATAATAGTCACGATAAGACTGTATAGGATTGTCATAGTCTTTGAGCACGTCTGGCATTGCCAGTCCGAAAGTGGTAAATCCAACTCTTTCCATTTTGATAGGATCGGGTAGTTGGTTGATGACTGTGACTGACTTGTGTTGCTTTCCATAACGGTAGCGATATTCTTCTCCAAGAGCATTGCCATAGCAGTGCGTCCACTCATAGTTATCAAGTGAACTACGCGCCCAAATAGTGCATGGATGATTATACATCATCGGTAGGTAGGGAGTAACAGTACGCTCTTCTGGTTTGAGTGGCTTTTCTGGAGCTTTCGCTTCATTCAAAATTGCCGTTTCCTCTTTCGTAAGAGCGCGAGGAACAAACCCCAAGACTAGATCAATCCAGATACAAGTGCAACATATCTGGGCAACTTCCAAGGGCATTTTTACAATATGTTTGTCGACGTGATACTCGGCACACTTGTCGAGATCTTCGTCAAGGAAAAATAAATTCATAGTTACTCCAAAATTTTGTATATTATACTAAATTCGAAGTTTTTTGTCAAGATCTATTTTAACATCGACTGCATACACAAGCTCTTCTGTATCGTAGTTTCGTACTTCAACATTTGAGTTGTGCCTTTTGGCCATGCTTTCTGCAAAATTAATTGCATTATCAAACTCATTGAACCGAGTATAGGTATTATGCCCGGACCGTTTAAACGTAACCATATAGCTTTTCATAGATACCTCAATCTATTACTTCTATTCCTATTCTTCTTGCACGAGACATAACAGGTTTAAGTCTCGCATTCTTTTCTAGATACTTATTCTCGTCGTGAATAAGAGATACATCATAACGAACTCTATTTAAAGAGTAAGCAGTATCTGACCATTGTCTACTTCCTGCATTAATTGTATCATTTGAAGGAGTACTTTCAAAGCAAACTTGAAGCTCATTTGAGTGAAAGATTCCGTAGTGCCCATAAGACATTAGATCATCATATGTACCACAGATGTCATTCCAACCATGTCCAAACTCAGGAAAAATATACCCCTCTTCTTGCCAAGATTGATTTTCTGGACCATGTGCTAATCCGACTGAGTGCCCCATTTCGTGCAAATCTGTATAAATATCACACTTACTCATAGATACTGGGGGCTGTCCTTCTCTAAATATTGTGGATACATCGGCAACTCCGCAAGTATCAGGATAAGAAGTGCCGTGACTTAATACTATGTCTACTGGTAACCCCACTACCATAAGTTCTAAATCTCGAAGTTTGTGCCAGTGTGCTAGGTATACTTTTGTAAGTTTAAATTGTACGTGTACTCCAGAAGTTCTATAGACTTTGTTGTACTTTTCTACTTTTTCTTCCCATTTGTTCCAGGTGTAACTATCGACTTCGTACTCTTCTAATATTTCAATCGGGGTGTCGATGCCATATTTTGTATGAGAAGCATAAGTAAATATTCCAAGTTCCCACGTTACTACTTGAGTATCATCTTCTCCGTAGTAAATAAATTCTTGAGGGCTTTGTTGCGTATAACCTTGGCAATCTACTCCTCCTGTTCTTTGACAAACCGGTTCTGAAACTATAGTGTACTGTATTCTCTCGACACCAAGTGTAAAAGTTCCATCTCCAGTACGCCCATCTCCATAAATTTCTACAGTACAACATCCCACTCTTTCCGAGCGCCCCAGAGTTGTATCTGAATGCTCCATGCCCCAGGCTTCTACTCGTCCGAGCATGTCCTTGTAATCTACTGAAATTACTGCAGGAGTGAATCGATCTGCTACTCCTTCGACTGTTAGATTCATGTTTCGAGAGAATCCGCACTGTCTTGACTTTGGATTTTTTCCTACTGTTCCATCGTTGTAGATAAACCATTGAACCCCGGGGTACTCTTTTGAACATCCGCTTTTTACTATTTCTTGTGGACTTGCGGAATAGCTGAATACCAGCAATAACCCCGCTACGACCCCTCGAAACACTACTCAACATTTTCAAGCCTGGTCATTAATCGTTCTGCTCGATTGGTGACTTGTCGATACCACTTGGAGTCTCGGCCTTCTGCCGCAGCTTGTCTCCAATTACGCTGAGATAATTGAAACCTCATTTCTGTAAACTTTGCTAATCTTGTAGCTCCAAGATTGAAGCACATATTTACCATTATGAGTTGGACCTCCTCTGGCCAATTGTGCCATTGTCCGTAAAGTTGTTCGCAGTCCTTAATGGCATTCTCAATGTCTCTATTGAAAAGCTGTTGGGATCGTTCTGCCGTAATGGGAGTACGGGGTGGTTTTCCAAACTCTTCATCTTGTTGCGTGACCAAGTGTCCGATACCGATAGTAGGAAGTCCCAAGTGGTCAAGATAGACCTCAAGAATTTCTCCTTCATCTGCTTTAATTTCCTCATATAATCTTTCACGATCCATGCTTACTCCTATAATCTTGGATGGCTGCTTTAATTGCATCCTCTGCTAGCACACTACAATGTATCTTCACAGGCGGGAGTGATAGTTCTTTAGCAATTTGGACATTGCTGATTTCTCCCGCTTCGTCAAGGGACTTTCCTCGAACCCATTCTGTGAGAAG